ATGGCGATTGATCTTAGCAAGGTGAGTGCGCGGGAGAGGCTGAAGCCGAAGCCGGGAAATGCGCCTCATTTCCAGCGGTTAAGGCCGGGTTTGTTCCTGGGCTTTCGCCCTGCTGCAGGCACATGGATTGTCCGCGCTCGCCCTGAAGGTGGCGATTATCAAACGAAGTCGCTGGGCGACTACTCCACGCTGCCCGGAAACGAGCGTTTCGCCGCTGCAAAGAAAGACGCTGAAGCGTTCGGTGATCTTGTCGAAACTGGTAGCGTTCGCGCCGCCGATCTAGAAACCGTTGCCGACGCTTGCCGCGAGTACCTAAAGACCATTTCCGACGCGAACGGGATCGCTGCCGGTGTTTTTCGGCGGCATGTGTTCGACGACCCATTAGGGCGGGTGAAGCTGGACAAGCTGCGCCGCAACCATCTTCGCCAGTGGCGTGTTCGACTTGAGGAAGCGCCTGCTGCCGTTACTCGTGACAAGGCGGGCAGTGTCACAAAGGCGCGCGCTGCCTCCACGGTCAATCGCGACATGGTGCCGGTCCGTGCCGCGCTGCGCCGGGTTCTGGTGCCGGGAGCGCCGAACACTGAAGCGGCATGGCAAGAGGCACTGTTACCTGCAAAGAAGGTAGACGGTCGCCGGACGCTCTATCTGGACCTTGGCGAGCGGAAACGGCTGGTCGAGGCAGCATCGGATGGGGCTTCGCCGTTCCTGCGCGCGCTGTGCTTGTTACCGTTGCGTCCCGGTGCGCTCGCTGCGCTGACGGTGGGCCAGTTCGACAAGCGCACCCGGACGTTGACCGTGGGTAAGGACAAGGCCGGCCACGACCGCCGCGTGACGCTGCCAGCCGCCACCGCTGATTTCCTAGCGGGACAGGCAAAGGGGAAGCTACCCAACGCGCAACTGTTCTTGCAGGCTGGCGCAGCTTGGCAGCGCCACGAATGGGCCGCGGCGATCAAGGATGCGGCGAAGGCTGCAGACCTGCCCGACGCGACGTGCGCCTATACCTTGCGGCATTCGACAATCACGGACTTGGTGCTGGCAGGGCTGCCTCTGCTACAGGTCGCCCAGATCAGCGGGACCAGTGCGGCGATGATCGAAAAGCACTATGGGCACCTTGTCGGAGGCGCGGCAGAAGCGGCCCTTGCGGGACTCGCAATCTGATTCGGAATATGGTACTTATCTGTTTGTCAATGTGCAAGCGGCCCGCGCTCGCACACGAGGCAGGCTAATCAAGGACTAAGTAGGTTACCCCGCCGCCGGATTAGGCCCCGGCGGCGGGGCGAGTGGAAAGATTGAGACCCTTCCACTTATCGGAATACGGACGGCAGGCAGTTTTGTCAAGTTTGACCTGACTCTTCCGTTCGAAAGACCGTCAACTTGCTGAGTCCGTCATTCGACGGAGTCAAAGAACGTGGATACACAACTTCCGCCCCTGTTCGTCACGGTGAATGAGACCAAGCGCCTCCTCTGCGTGGGGCATTCACACATCTACAAAATGATGAACGCAGGCCAGATCAAGCGCGTCAAGAATGGCGGCAAGACGCTCGTTCCCTATCAATCGATCGTCGATTACGCGGCTTCGCTGCAGGAGGCTGCCCGATGAGCCTCGACTACGCGGAAATGCTAGGTGGCTGTGCGGTCCCTGATTACGAGGACATGCTAGGCGGGGCACCCCCCGGTCCTGAAAAGCGAAGCGCCGCCCCAGCGGGAACTGGGAACGGCGCAAATATCGCTCAAGTTGCATCAGCAAATTATCATGACATTAAGGCAAGTTCAACTGCCATTACACCAATCGCAATCGCTCGGAGCTATATTGGGAGGGGCTGGTCGCCAGTTCCGATTCCGCATCGTGCGAAAGCTCCCGTATTAGAGGCTTGGGGGCGACTACGCCTCAACGACGATACCGCATCGGGCCATTTCAACGGAGCACCGAAGAACATTGGCGTGATCCTCGGTAACGCCAGCAACGGGCTGGTCGACATCGATTTAGATTCACCTGAAGCGCTCTATTTGGCTTCGCAGTTTTTGCCCCATACCGATGCGGTGTTCGGCCGTCACGATACGCCGGAATCACATTGGCTTTATCGCGCGCCGGGGCTTGTGACCAAAGCGATTAAGTTTCCCGGCACGCGCGAAACGCTGCTGGAACTGCGGAGTAACTCGAATACCGATCAGCCGCACCAGACTGTTTTTCCCGGCTCGACGCACAAAGAAACCGGCCAACAGATCAAATGGGCGCGCGATGGCGAACCGGCGTCTGTTGACCCTGTCGAGTTGATGGGGGCATTCGACCGTTACGCGGCGGCTACTATCCTTGCTCGCGCGTTCCCGGCCAAGGGACGCCATGATGCTACGCTGTCGCTGATTGGCCTTTTGACTCGTGCGGGGTGGGCCACAGACGAAATTGTGCGTTTCGTGCGGGCTGTCCGCGATGCTGCAGGAGCCGACAGGAAAAAACCTTTGCAGGCTATGGCTCGAGACGCGGCAATGCGGCTCGCTGCTGACAAGACCTTATTCGGGTTGCCGGTTCTCATTGAAGCGTTCGGCGACAAGGTTGCGGACAAATTCCGGGAATTGATCGGTTACGATCCTTCCGGCGTGACCGATACGGATTGGTGTGAGGACCTGGACGACCGAGACGAAGTGCCATCTGTCTCGGCAACGTCCCGGCTCCGCTTCCTTTCGCCCGGCCAGTGTGCGGATGCCCCAACGCGCGGATACGTGGTTAAGGGGCTCCTCGCTCCCGGTGATGTAGCTTGCATCTACGGTGCGCCGGGCGCGGGAAAGTCGCTCATCTCGCCCCATCTCGGTTATGCGGTGGCGCAGGGGCGCAGCACGTTCGGGATGCGGACCAAACAAGGGCGCGTGTTCTACGTCGCTGCGGAAGACCCCCACGGGATGCGCGGGCGCGTTTCAGCCTTGAAACTGCGGCACGGCGAAGGGGACAACTTCACGCTGGTGGAAGGTGTCTCGGACCTGCTGACGAAAGGCAGCCCCGACCTTGCTGCGCTAATGGCTGCGGTCGAGGAGCACCAGCCCGCGCTGATATTCGTGGATACGCTGGCAATGGCGTTTCCCGGTCTTGAGGAGAACAGCGCAGAAGCCATGGGAACTGTCGTCGCCATCGCGCGGCGGCTGGCGTCGCACGGGTCTGCGGTTGTCCTAATCCATCACGACACGAAAGCCGGGACGCCTACGCCTCGCGGTCACTCGCTGCTGAATGGCGCGCTGGACGTTGCCTTGCAGCTTTTTGCCCGTGATGAACACGGCGTCGTGCGCGGTAAGCTGTCGAAGAATCGTAACGGAGCATGTGACCGAGACATTGCGTTTCGCATCGACACGGAAGCCATGGGCGAGGACGAAGACGGCGACCCGATCACCTTTGCACTGGTGGATGAACTGGACGCGGTTGCCGCGAAACCTAGCATCACGCTTAACAAGAGCGAACGGGCGGCAATCGAAGTCCTGCACCGCCTTCGCGCTGTGTCGTCAGAGGTTACCGAAACCGCTTGGCGAGACGAATGCATAAGCGGGCGCGCGGTATCCTCATCATCGGAGCGACCTAGCCGCAGAAAAGCATTCACCAGAGCGTTGGGCGAGTTGACCCGGAAGGGGGCTATCTACGTCATAGGTGAGACAATTCACCTCCCCAGTGATGATGACGGGCGCAATGCCTTTGACGACCTAGATGTGGAGGGCGTCACGTGACCGGGACAATTGCCGTTTGTCCCGGCAAGAAGGGTAAGATTGGCAGTTTTCTGCCGTCTATCGTCAACCGGGACGAAGCGGGACAAGACGGGACATTCTTGCATTTGTCCCAGCCGCAAAGCGTCGGGGTGTGTGGGACAGACGGGACACTCGCCTTTAGGCAGTGTCCCATGTCCCGCCCGCGATGCCGTCAGTCAAAGAACAGGGGTATAAGTATCATTCCCCAGATGATTGCACTGGGAATGTACAACCAAGCGTACTTCTTGTTCGCCCGCTTACGTGCCTCACGCCTCTGTTCTTTCGTCGTGGACATAAGCGCGACCAACGCAAAGCCACCAATCACCAATAATAGTTGCATCGCCCGAATCCCCCTGATGCTCACTCTATCGAACCCGCTGGGCCGCGCAACGCGGGTCCTCCCCCCGATGCCCCCGTTGCGGGGAGCGCAGAGCGCGGCTTGTCACCCTGCACAGGAAAAATTCTGATGGATTCCGCTGAAATGAACCTCGATTTCGAGGACCTGCTGGGCGGCACCGTCTCGCAACCCGTCGATATCTGGCCGGAAACGGCAGCCACGGCAGAGATTGCCGACCTTTTGGGCGTGTCCCTGCGCACCATTGGCGAACTCACGCAAAAGGGCATCCTCCCGAAAGCCGCTCGCGGTCGCTATCCCGTTCGCGACGCCGTCCGCGCTTATGCTGCCCATCTGCGCGAACAGGCTGCGGGCCGCACCGGCTCCACGACCCTGACAGCCGAGCGCATCCGCGTCGCCACTGCGCAGGCCGAAAAGCTGGAACTGGCAAACGCTGTAGCGCGCGGCGAAATGGTGCCGTCTCGTCAAATTCATACCGAATGGGCGGGCATCCTCCGAGACGTGCGCGCCTGTCTACTTGCCGTGTCGAGTCGCTGCGGTGCCTCGCTGCCGCATCTGACGACCCATGACGTTGCGACGATCGACACAGAAATCCGCGTAGCGTTGGAGGCTCTGGCCGATGAAGCATGAGTCTCTAGCCTCGCTGCGCCGCCGTTCCCTTGGTGTGCTTCGTCCGCCGCCGTCCATCGCAACTGCGGATTGGATTGAGCGGAACGTGTTTCTGCCTGCCGAGTCATCGGCAACGCCGGGACGAATGAAGTTATGGGCTTACCAGCGCGGAATATGTGACGCGCTGGACGACCCGGAAATTGAGCGAGTCACCGTCGCGAAGTCGGCGCGCATCGGATACACTGCGCTGCTTGGCGGATACATCGCCAGTTGTGTAGCGAACGCGCCCGCATCGATACTCGCAATCCAACCGACCGCCGACGACGCGCGCGACTGGTCGGTGGAACTCGAACAGGTGTTCGAGGCATCGCCTTCGCTGCGCGGGTTGCTGACAGACGAGAACGACGAGTCAGGCCGCTCCACGATGCTCGCTCGCCGCTTTCCGGGTGGGTCGCTCAAGTTCCTTGCTGCGCGCTCTCCGCGCACGCTGCGCCGTCACACGGCCAAGGTTTTGTGCCTGGACGAGATCGATGGGTACGAGGTGACTCAGGAGGGCGACCCGATAGCCCTTGCAGAAATGCGGACTCAGACGCACCGCGACCGGAAGATATTGGCCGGCTCCACCCCCATCTTCGACTATGGGGCGATCACTGCCGCCTATGCGAAGTCGGACAAGCGGATTTACGAAGTGTGCTGCGCGTCGTGCGGCGACTTTAGCGAAATCAAATGGGCTGACATTCGATGGAATGACGGCGACCCGGAATCAGCGCACTGGATTTGCCCTGCAAACGGCTGCGTTGTCGAGGAACGGCATAAGCCCGCCATGGTGGCGAAAGGACACTGGCGCGCTACCGCACCGCACGTTCGCGGCCATGCCGGTTTCAAGGTCAATGCGCTTATCAGCCCGCACCATAATGCGCGATGGGGCAAGCTGGCATCCGAATTTCTGGTCGCCAAGCAGAACCCACAGACGCTGCAGACGTTTACGAATCTCGTCCTAGGCGAGCCGTGGCGCACCGAAGGCGAAGACATTGATGAGCACGAACTGTTCGAGCGTCGCCAACCTTTCAGCCTTGCCGCCATCCCCGAGGACGTTTTGTTTCTGACGGTCGGTGTAGACTGCCAGGACGACCGGCTCGAGGTTGCTATCATCGGCCATGGTCGGAATGATATTTACGTGCTCGAGCACCGCGTCCTCTGGGGCGCTATCGACGGCGAAGCGGTGTGGTCGGAACTGGATTCGTTACTGCGCGAGCAATGGCAGCACCCGCACGGAGGCACGCTTCGAATTGACGCGGCGGTGATCGACTCCGGCGACGGCGGGCATTCCGACATCGTCCACGCCTTCACTCGCCCGCGCTTCGGTCGCCGCGTTGTCAGCGGCAAGGGCGTTGCTGGCTTCTCGCGCCCCTTCCTGCAGAAGTCCGGTACGAAGGGACAAAACCTTTGGCTTGTCGGTTCGGATGCGGTGAAAGCCCAACTGTTTGCCCGTGTGGCGCGCAACGCTGGAATCCACTTTTCGGCGGCGCTCGAAGCCGTGTTCTTCGAGCAATTCGCATCGGAACGGCGTGTCGTCCGCTATGTGCGGGGTAAACCGCAAGCGCGCTTTGAGCGGGTGCCCGGTCGCCGTGCTGAAACGTTGGACTGCTGCGTCTACGGCTGGGCGGCGCGGTCGCTGATCGGCATGAACCTTGATCGCCGCGCTGAAGAGTTGTCGAGCGCGGCAGCACTGCAACCGCGCCCAACTGTGATTAAGTCAGCTTGGCTCAATCGGTAGAAGGGGTGAAGTACCCGGCAATTAATGATGCTGAGTCGTTGATTTCTGTTCGCTTTTGCTCATCAATCTTTACCCCCTTTAAACGGGCCCTCGCTTCGTCCACTAAAATTCCGGCACAATCGTTGTACTTACGCTGGTTGTATTCATCCCAATTCAATTCAACAGTGAAAAGTAGTCTTTCCGCCGTTTCAATTTGACCTTCCGTCATTAGAGTCTTGGCAGCACCCGTCGCAGTATCGTTCAGATCGTAGATAGTTTCGAGATAACCATTATCTGCCATCTGCACATCCTTTTAGCCGGAGGCAGCGTTGTTGCTCCCTATTTTAAGGATATGAAAAAGGCTGCAGCAGGGGTCAACCATGAAACCCTGTTGCAGCCTTCTTTTCGCAATCGCCACGGTCACTAGCCGTCCGACTGCACCGGCGGGGAATCCAATCCCGCTTCCGTGACGGCACAGGAGATACACCGTCACAGCGTGCGCAACCCACCACGGTCTCGACTTCCGGTATCAGCGAGGACAACGCTTACCCGACAACCGCTGATGGATGGCAAAAAACGTCAGCGGCAGCACCCCTATAACGCCCTTGCACAGACCGTGCAAGAATTAAGTTGCACGGTCTGTGCAAGACGCGTATATGATCGGTCAACTCGTGGAGATTGGTCGATGGAACACACTTTTTCGCTTCGGCAGATGGCACACAAGATCGTCGGCACAACTGACGAAGCTGCTATTGAAAGCGCGTTTCAGGTGCTGCGCGGGTGGTCGAACCGCGACGTTATCCGAGGTGAGCGCCAAGGCACCGGCAGGACCTCCCCGATGGGGTACACGCTGGCGGAAGTTTGCCGTGCAGCCATCCTGTTCACACTTCGTCGATCACTCGGTATCGAAGGCGAAGCCCTGCTAATTATGGGCGAACGTATCACTAATTATCGCCGCGTGTCTGAAGGTCCTGGCCCAGTCGAAGCAAACTTCCGCGTCACCTTTCCTCGCTTGGTCAAAGCTGTCGCTGCCGGTGAAGAATGGTTCCTTCGGGTCGCAATCATCCGCGACCGCAAGACAGGTGAGATCAAGCATTATCTGCAGTATGGACCGCCCCGCGCACTGCGGGCTGCAGATTACTCGACGGACCCCCAATTCGCATTGATGGGCGTTCTCGACTTGCACATGTCTGAGGTGCTGCGCCCGGTCATGGGAACGGCCAATGCTTGAGGCATTTCGCTCCCGTGTGGCGCGTATGATTGCGCGCCCGCTTGCCGTGCGCCGCTTTGACGGGGCTGCAGGCGGTCGCCGCGCATCCGGTTTCGGCACATTCGGTCGCACAGCTTCGGAAGTGAGCGCTGCCGCCACGACCGTTCGCAGTCGGGCGCGCTACCTTGCTGGCAGCAATCCGCACGTCAGCAACGCTGTCGGCAACTGGGTAGCTTCGCTAGTCGGCACCGGCATCGTCCCTACGGGTGACGCAGAACAGGTGCGCCGTTTCACCGACTGGGCGGAATCGGCTGATGCGGATGGGCGAACCGACTTTTGGGGCTTGCAAGAGGCTATTGCCCGTCCGCTAATCGTGGACGGCGAAGTTTTCGTGCGTGTCCGTGTCACCGAAGCAGGAGTCAGGCTTCAGCTTATCCCGGCTGAAATGGTCGACGAAGCGCACACGGTGGATCTTCAGGACGGCGGCTACATCATCAACGGTATCGAGTTTTCTGCCGATGGCGAACGCCTAGCCTACTGGGTGTTGCCCGCGCTGCCGACCGACCAGTTTGCAAGTTACCGTGCCCCGGTGCGCGTTCCTGCCGCCGATATTTTGCACATCTTCAAGCCCATCGGCATCGGACAAGTGCGCGGTATCTCGTGGCTCGCACCTATCATCGTGCCCGCCAGCGAATTTGACGCCATCGTGGATGCTCTCGCCGTTGGCGTGAAGGTTGCCGCGCTGAATTGCGCGTTCCTGACCGATCAGAACGGCACTGCAGCCGGGGCTTCTCCCTATCATGGGGACCAGACCGGCAGCGTACTCGAAAGTGGCCTTGAACCGGGCACCCTGCGCATCCTGCCTTCCGGCTTCGACGTGAAATTCAACGCGCCGCAGCAGGCAAATGAAACGGCGTCGTTCCTGCGGTTCAATCTGCAGATGCTCGCGGCTGGGCTGGGCCTCCCGGAACACATGCTTTCGGGTGACTTGTCGAATGCGAACTATTCAAGCCTCCGGGCGGGATTGCTGCCTTTCCGCGCTCGCGTCGAACAGGTGCAGTACGGCACGCTGGTCCCCCAGCTTCTCAATCCGGTTTGGCGTCGCGTGATGTTCGTGGACTCGCTGTCGGGTGCGACCGGCGAACCGTCGCGCGTCGAATGGCTGCCGCCCCGCTGGGCGCAGGTTGACCCGCTGAAGGATACCGAGGCCACGGTTGCGGAGATCGATGCCGGTCTAACGAGCCGGAAGAAGGCAGTTGCCGAACGCGGCTGGAACATCGACGAACTAGATCAGGAAATTGCATCCGACCGCGTGAGGGAGTCGCGCCTCGGTCTGCATCTCGGTGCCACCACAAAGGACTCCCAAAGTGCTGATGACGTCAAAGTGTGAAATTGCCGAAACGGCTATTCGCGGGCATTTGATTGCTCGCCTTGAGGGTGAGGGCCTTATCTCTCCCCGCCGCGCACGACAGCTTGCCAAAGCAGACTTGGACGCGGTGCTCGACATCGTTTTCCTGCATTGCAAGCGGGTGCTTGTCCCCTTTGCGGACACGACTCTGGTTATCACGCCGAAGGGCACCGTGCAGTGACGGGCCTCGAAATCCGCAGCTTTGCGATTGAGCCGCGCTCCTTCGATGCTGATGCTCGCACGTTCGAGTGCATCATCTCGACCGGGGCCGATGTTCGACGCCGTGACGCGCGTGGCGTGTTCATCGAACGCCTTGACCTGTCGGGTGTTAACGTCGCCGCGCTGGTCGGCCTCCCTGTCCTCGACGGGCATCGGCAGGACGGCAGCGAGCACGCCGTGGGCACCATCATTAAAGCCCGCCGCGAAGCTGACGGCATCGTGGCAACCGTTCGCCTCTCCGCTGCCGAGGACGTGCGCAGCATTGCAACCAAGGTGGCCGAAGGCGTCCTGCGCGGCGTCAGCATCGGTTATTCTGCCCAAGAACGCTCGGAAGGTTCGGCCCGTGAGGGACGTGTCGTGACCATCCGGCCTCGCATCCACGAACTATCAATCGTGGCGATCCCGGCCGATCCCCTGGCCCTTATCCGCAAGGAGTCCCTCAACGTGACCACT